AGCGCTGACACTCAAGCGCAGAAGGACCTGGGGACTCACGACTTCCTCCTCATCATGCATTGCTGCTCTTACTCTCACTTCCACGGATTCGGTGGCAACGGAGAAATTCCGATTACCACCAAGTTCGCGGGGGTAGGGATGGTCTAGACCTCAAACCTCCAGATGCAGACCTCCATCCTGACTCTCATGACGCGCGCACAGGAGGGGAGAACAATGGACGAGATCTACGGCTCTGAAGGAACCCAGGCAACAAACTCAGCCTTTGTGTGGGCGAGCTCAATCGATTTCTCGTTCATCAGCCAGAAAGTGGGTACAACGGGAGTCATTCACCTGGGCGTTCTGCCACACAGCGCCCTTCAGACGGAGGATGGCATTCCAGCAGCCTTCACGATCGATGACCTCATCCGCATGTCCACCACCACCATTGACGTGTCGCAGAATCGCTTTGGCTTCGGCCTTCATTCTGCAATGGCGGTGGACAGTCTCGTCCGAGACAACCCTCTCGGAGGAAAGGACACGGTCATCAACGCCATGTAGGGTGAAGTGGTCAGCTACGCCATCGTGAACAAGGCGTTCACCAAGTTCCAGGACGGAACGAACCAGCTCTTCACTCTCGCGATCACATCGCACGTGAACGCCTCCGGTTTCACCAGGACCGATGACGCTTTCTGTCAGAATCGGTCTCGGCAGGGCCTGAAGGCCGGGAGCGGACTCCGTCTTGCATCTCGACCTCTACAGTCCTCAGACTGGAAGGACGTCGCACAGACCTTCATGTCGAATGTGATCGGGAAGGTCCCCAATCTCACGCAGCCAATCAACGACCCAGCTTTGAACAACCAGATCGCAGAGCTCCGCGCTTCAGGTCCCAACTGGCTGCACCGCGCGTTCGCGACAATCGGAGAGTGGCTAAATGCCAACAAGGACACTCTCCTCGACCTCGGCTTTCGAGCACTCAAGATGCTCCCCGCGCTACTCCTCGACCCCCAGAGTGATCAGAGCATCTACGTGGACGCGACGTACCTGAAGAAGGCCGTCCGTCAGTCCCTCAATTCGATCACTCCATTGGAAGGGTACAAGCCATGCGATCGAGTCCTCGAATCTCTTCGGGTTCTCGATCAAATGATCGCCCCCTACCAGGGACTAGTGCCAGCCGACGAGATCTTTTCGACCGCTGATTCCAGCGTCAAGAAGAGATCCATCTCTCAACACACCGGGCACGACTGTGCCCGTGACTCCACAAAGTGGAGACCTCCCTCACAGCTCTCGCACGAGCGAATGTGAGGATGAAAACAAACCGCCCCCGACTGGGAGCGTGACAACATGGAACCAAAACCGTAAAATTTGGCACAGGGGCGCCCCCAAAAGGCGTAATAGAGAAATCTAGGGAGAGACCTAC